CGATTGATCACGCCAGGCTGGCCATACACCAGCGATTTGTGCAGATTGGCCAGCAGCCGTGCCGACCATACCGCAGGAATGAAGTTATCCAATGCCATTTGTTGTGCCTCCGGCCAGCGCATCAGCGCCGGCCAATTGCGCGCCGGTTATCCGGCTGCGCGTAGAACCTGCTCCACCTCTTGCCAGCGCGCGTTAATCTCGCCTGGCGTCATCCGCTCCACATCCGCGCGCGTCAGTGCGCGCGCGCCGCGGCCACCTGCCTGGCCATTGGTGGCTGGCACGGCCGGCCCCGCTGGCGTCTGCGCCGGCGTGAATAGCGCCGGATGCAGGATCTGCAGCCTGGCCAGATCCACCTGGCCGCTGGCCGCGTCCACCAGGCCGGCGCGCTCTGCCGCCATCCAGGCCAGCGCCGGATCCGATACACGGCCGGCCGCCTGCTCTGCGAATTGCGCGCGCCGCTCCGTGGCCGCCAGCTGCGCCTGCAGCCCTTGCAGCTGCTTCTGCGCATCCGATCCCGCGGCCGCCTGGCCGGCCAGCTCCGTGGCGCGCCGCTCCAGATCCTTGCGCGCGTCCCGCTCTGATTTCAGCGCGTTGGCCAGCTTTCCAGTGTGCGCCTGGATCTGCTGCTGCAGCTCCGGCGCCAGTGCCGCCATCCAGGCATCCGGCCCCGCGTCTGCAGCTGGTGCGGCCGGTGGCGGTGTGCCGCTGGCCGGCGCCGCTGCTGGCGGTGCGGATCCTGCTGGTGCCTGCGCTGGTGCGCCGGCCGTTGGCGGTGTGGTTTGGTTATCGTCCATTGCCTTATTCACCCCTATTGCGCATCACGCGCATGGGTCAGGATCACCCTGGCCCAACAAAAACGCAGCATGCCGGCGTCTCGCCTGGCTGCTGCGTTGCCAGGATCATATCACCAGTGCCGGATCAGTCAAGCGGCGCCGGCCTAGCCACGCCATCCGGCCCAATCTCCAGCACATCATCAAATTCCTCCCCGCGCGCCGCGGCCACCAGCTGCGCCGCCAGTGCCTCCCCGCAGCCCAGCAGCACCCTGGTGGCCAGGATAGCATCCGCCTCTGATAGCTCAGTCATGGCCGGATTTATCACGCCATCCGGCCCAGCCTGCGCGCGCGCCAGCACCATGCCGGCCGCCTGCTCCGTGTGTGTTAATCCGTCCATCAGTGCAGCCACCCCAGCTGCGTAAATATTGCGTCCATTGCCTTTGCAATTGGCTCGAAATCATCATCCTCCCATTGTGTTGGGATTGGCACATGCGCCGCGCGCGTTTCGGCCTGCTCTTTTCGTAGCTCCGCCAGCATGGCCGCGTCACCGCTGCGCACCGCGATATATTGCGCGTACGATCTGGCCCATAGCTCATTGTCACGCAGCGCATAGGTAATCCACGATGGGCTAAGGCGCATTTGATTGGTGGCGCCATCCGGCGTGGTGAATTCAATATGCCCTTTTGCGCGCATGGTTTTCCCCAGCCCCGCCAGCTGCGCCACTGCTGCTGATTTATATGCCGCATCTTTCCAATCCAGCAGCGCGCGTGGCAAATGCTTTGGGAATGTGTCTATGTTGGCATAGTGATTAACCGTGCGCGTTACCTGGCCATGCCCACCATCCGTTACCTTTTCTTTGTTTCTCCCAATGCCGGAATTATCTATCCAGTGGCCTATTTCGTGCGCCAGCGTCATCATTGGATGGGCCGGCTTTGCGCGCATGTTGATTTCTTTCGGTATGCCGCCCCAGCTGAATGCAAATTGCCCCTGCCGGCCGCCAGGTAGCCGCTTGATTGTCACCGGCAGCGGCGCCAGCGGCCCATCCCCATGCACACGATCAATGGCGGCCGCGGTGGCGGCGCCATATGCCTTAGATATCCGATCCTCCATCTGCAGCGCCGCAGATACTTTGGACGCATGCGGCCCAGCCCTGGACGCGCGCGCCGGCGTGCGCGTCTCTGCCGCCATCAGCTCTGGCGGTTTGGTGGCGCGCGGTTTGCGCGGCGCGCGCGGTTTCTTTGGTGGCGGTGTGCCTGGCCCAGCTCCAGCTGGTGGCCCCGCTGGCCCAGCCGGCCCTGGCGCCGGTGGCGCTGGCGTTGGCCCAGCTGGTGGCGGTGTGGGCGCCGGTGGCGCGCCTGGCGGCCGGCCGCGGCCGGTGTATGGCCGCAGCGGCCCCATCGGATCCGGCGTGGCTGGTGGCACTGGCCCACGCTGGCGCCGCACCTCTGCCGCGGCCAGCGCGCCCCGTAGGCTGCGCTGCTCATGTGACGCGCCCCAGTCCGCGGATCTGCGCAGCCCCACGAAATCCACCAGATGCACCTGGCCGGCCTGGTATGCCTTTAGCGCGCCTGGCCCACCCAGCACGGCCAGCTGCGCGCCCTCCGGCAGATTCTGGAATAGCGTCTCACCGGCCGGCACGCGGATTCTGGTATCAACGTCTGCCGGATCATATCCGGCCAGGTGCAGCTGCGCGGCGCCATCTGGCCCCAGGATATCCACCAGGCTGCGTGTGTGCGGCGCCGGCGCGCACCGGCATTGTGGATGGCTGCTCATCCGCTCCGTTAGCTTATGGAATGATCCGTGCAGCCCAAAGCATGCAGCGCATGTGCGCGAATTGGCCGCGCTCATCCAGATCCAGCCATCGATAATATCCGCGTTGGCCTCATAATTCCGATGGCTGGCCGTGCGGTATGCGCGCAGCAGCTCCGTGCGCGCGATCACCATACTGCGCGCCATTGCCGTGGCCGTGGCCCTGGACGCGCGCGCGCCGATTTCGCGCGCGTTCAGCCCCTGGATAATCCCCTGCGACAATGCGCCTTCCCAGCCGGCCCTGGCGGCCGGCCCAATCTTATCGAATAGCTCTGCCAGTGGTGATCCGTCTGCCGTGAAACCATACAGATCCTCCACCGCGGCCTTATTGATCGTGGCCCAGGCCGGCAGATCCGCCAGCGCGCGCCGCGTCACCGGATCCAATATGCCGGATAGACTATCCCGCCAGGCGCGCCGCATGGCCAGCGCGCTATCCTCTATCCCCTTTTCAGCGCCGGTGGCCTGCAGCTCCGTAGTGATATCAGCGCCCATCCGGCCCAGCCGGTGGATTTCGGCCTGCGCCTGATCCAGCAGCGCGCGCAGCCGCTGATCAGCCAGCACCATTGGCAGCGTCACGATCCCATCACGGCCCTGCGCGCGCTGGATCCGCTCCAGGTTGGCCACCAGCTGGCGCTGCAGATCACGCCAGGCGGCGCCGTAGCCCTGCACCAGCCGGTTTAATGCCTTCCGATCCGCGGCCGCCAGCCTGGCCGCGTTGGCATCATGCGCCGCCTGCAGCCTGGATGGCCCTGGTATCTCAGTCACCGATCACCCTACGCGGTGCCACCTGGCGGCCGGCGATCCATTGCCGTTAGCAGCCGATCCGCAGCATCGATGGCGTCCACCTGCGATTTGGCGCGCTCATTGTCCGGCTCATATCCCAGCTGCTGCAGCAGCGTATCCTGCGATACGCCCAGCTGCTGATCCAGCAGCGCCGCCTGGCGCTCTGCCATCGGATCCCGCGGTATCACCTCCGGCCAGATCATCTGGCCAGGCGCCGGCGCCATGCCGGCCATGATCAGCAGCCGCCTATTCAGCTCCAGCAGCATTTCCCCGTATGTTTCCCGCTTATCCTCCACCCGCTCCATCAGCGGCTGGTAAAGGATTTGTAGCGCCACGCCAGATATGGCGCCGGCGATTGTGTCCAGCTTGCCAGTGGCCACCTCTGGCACCTGCAGCAGCGCGTGCAGCGCCTGGCGCAGCCGATCATATAGCGCCAGGCTGGAATCCAGGTCTGATTGCATCTCCAGATTGTGCAGAGTAGCCTGCGCGTTGGGCAGTACGATCATCTCATCCACGGCCGCGCGCAGCTCAGATGCGTTAAACCCTGATCCCCAGGTTTTCGGATGCGCGTGATATCTGATAATCCGCTGGACGTTGGACACGGTGAAATTCAGCGCGTTTTGTAGCGCGATGATATCCGCCTCCAGATCCGAATTGCCCCACACCTCATTGGGCGCCGGCAGATTCTGCGCATCGACGATAGGCGAAAATTCCCACGGCCAATCCACCTGGCTGGTTTGCGTCCATCCGGCCTGATCCGGCCGTGATTCTGCATCCGTGATCGTCCACCCGCGGCCCTCACGCTCGATTGTCTGCCGCTTGACAATCGGCCGGCCGGCCATATCCGTGGCATTCCATTGGATCCGGTAGCGGTAAATCTCATCGATATCGTCCGCATCCCAGGCCATTGATACGGTGGCCGGATCCAGCGCCAGCACGCGCGCCGGCCTGGCCGGCCGGCCCTCCGCGGCCGCGCGCGCCGGCACGATTTTGGCAAACGTGTGGCCACAAACGGCGCCGTTCAGCCCCAGCCAGCGCAGCGTACGCGCGCGCCTGGACGCATTCCACACGGTATCCAGGTAGATCTGCGCGTTTTCGTTGGCCTCATAATCCCAGCGCGCGCCGCGGATCAGCGCGCTGGTGGATCTGTTCACCAGCAGCCGCAGCAGATTGATCGGCACGTTATCATCCGGCTTGCCTGGCTTGACTTTTAACGGCTTTACATCCTGGCCATAGTACGCGCGCCAGGCGGCCTGAAATCTGCGCAGCCGCTGCTGCTCATCTGCCGCCACCTGATCCAT